AAGGAATTGCCGTGCTCTGTCTGTGACGCACTCGGTCCTTCAGATGCTCATCACATCAAACAATCCTGCAGCTATGCCGTTGTGGCCCTGTGCAAAAGTTGCCACCAAGGCTCGCGGATGGGCTGGCATGGCGAGAAAGCTGCATGGCGCATTGCAAAAATGGACGAACTCGACGCGCTGAACGTCACTCTCAAAAATCTAGCCAAAGCCAGTCGCTGAAATGCAGAAAGTGGAACGATTGGGCTTGCACATACTCTGACACTCAGTTATAGTTTGATCACTGCAGCGTTGCAGGTTAACCGGAGATCAACATGAACACTGTCGCAACCGAGATTCAAGCACTGGCCACCATCGCTTCCCTGTCGAGCGATATCGACGCTCTCTTCGTGCTTGACGCTCAAGTCAAGCTGCTGACCGAGAAGGTCAAGCACCTCAAGGAGTACATCGCCAACGCTCACGGCGAAGGCACCCACAAGGGCGAACTGCACAGCGTCACCGTGACGATCGCCGATGTTAAGGGCACGGTTGACTATCAGGCACTGTGCGTCGAGTACGGCATTACCGAAGAGTCTCTGAACAAGTTTCGCAAGGCCGGTTCGGCCCGCATCACGGTTACCCCCAAGAAGTAAAAAATGGAACGCCGGGGCATAGACGACAATCTATGTCCCTGTTAGACTAATTTCACTGCAATTCGCAGGCACTTAGGAGAGCACCATGCACGACTCGAAAAACGACACGAACGACCGCCTCGACCAAGAGGCTATTCACATCAAACCCACGGTCAGTCGGTACGAGGATCCAGACGCCGACGTTGGCCTCGATGGGTACTTCGTCGATGCAGCTATCAGCCACCGGGACGAGTTCGGTGTGACGATCACTATCCACAACCGCTCCGGTTTTCTCCGCACGAACTTGAGCCGATCGCAGGCCGAGCAGATGCGCGATGCAATCAACAGGTTGCTGGGGGTTTGATCAGAAAGTGGAACGACAGGGGCTTGATCAAACTCTAAGTCCCTGTCAGAATGTCGTCACTGCAGCGTTGCAAGCAAACAGGAGAGAAAAATGTACAAAGGCATCTTGGATACGAGAATCGCAGGCATCCCGTGCAAGATCGGGATTACTAGCCTGACGATCGACCCGTTCGGCTCAGAAGCCGACTTCCATGTCATGGACCGCCGTGGCCGTCTTGCGCCGTGGCTTGACCGAAAGCTCACCGAGGGTGATTACGAGCGCATCGTCGACGAAATCGTTGAGGCGATGGCGTGAGTTGGCCATTTAAGCAAGACCCGGCGTGGCCTTTCGGTAGGCTGCGCCGCCCTGTCCCCACAGAACCCCAGCCGACAGAACCGGCACCATTTTGAGAGAGATCATGAAACCAATCATTGGATCCGCATACGACCCCAGTAAACGCCACAGGCTCGATTTGGACGCAGAGCTTATCCAGAGGGCGCTCAACCCCGGCTTCGACACGCGAGGCCCGATAAATATGCCTAAATGGTCTGTTGACGGTTTTATCTACACTACCGTGGCCATGACGGCGGTCACGCTGTTGGTAGTGTGGATCGGCTCGATGATCAACTGAGATAAAAAATGAGAGATCATTGGCTTGATAGCGTGGGTGGTCTGATTTTCGTATTGACGATCACCTTTTTTGTTTTTTCACCAGACCTCTATGAGATGTGGATGACATGGATAAAGTAATCAACTTCATTTGCACGATGCCCGCCGAGAAGATGACGATCGGTTTCGAGAGAGCATCGCCGAGCGTTCTGTTGGTCTTCGCACAGATCGATGGCGCTCGATTCTATGAGCCCGCAGGAGAGACGCCTGAAGAGCACGCCAAGGCTTTCGAGCGGGTTACAGCGAGGATCTCATCGAAGGGGGAGCCCGTGAACAAAGTCGAGGTCAAGGTCGAAGGCGGGAAGTTCTGATGGCCAAGCGTGAGGAGCCTCTGCACATCATGCCGCAGGAAGTCAAAGATTGGATTGACAGAGCCGGATCGATCATGAAAAGCCAGAAAACCAAGATCGAAGACCTGCAGGCTCAAGTCAAGGAATTGAGGACGTACAAAAAATGGGCTGAGAAAAAAATCCTGCAGGCCGACGTTGACGATTGATCAGAAAATGGAACGGTTGTGCTTGACGAAGATCTAGCGGGCAGTTAGAGTGTCAATACGGCAATGTTGCCGGTTAGGAGAAAGTAATGACGATTAACAAGATGATCTGCAACTACATCCGCATCGAGCGCGAGGAAACCTCGGCGCAGCCGATAGCACTGTCTGAAGCGACGTTCATATTTCGCGTTACACAGGATCGCGTCAAGGCAGCAATCAAGTTAGACCCGACGCTGGCCGATCAGGTCACTATCAAAAACGGCTGGATCGTCTCTCGTGTCACCCGTATTACCCGCAAGGAGGTCGCATGAGAGATTGGAACGCACTCAAGCCATTCTTCGGCATCCCCGGCATTCGCAAACCCAAGCCTGAGTCGTCGGTGATGGCGCACCGGGCTCGACAGGGGCACGCGAAGAAGCAGGTGAAGAACGTCTGCAGCCACCACCCCAGCATCGAGGTTACTGGCGACAAGGGCGACTTCTGGGTGTTCTGCAGCAAGTTCGACCCGGACGATCGTTCCGACCCGCTGTACGACGCGCACTTCGCTACCTCTTGGGAAGAGGTGCTGGAGAACGTCATGGTCTACGCAACCGCGCTCAACAAGCTGGAATAACAGAAAACGGAACGGCAGGGGCTAGACAACAATCTAAGCCCTTGTTACTATTTCATCACTGCGATGTGCAGGTTAACCGAGAGAACGAAATGACTTTTACCGCTGCCGATGTTGCCAAGGTGTTCGCTAATCACGGAATGTTTGCACTGCCTTCCTCCCCAATGTTTGCTGATCATGCACGCTGGGCAAACGATGAAGTCGCCAAGCATGGCGTCGAGGCTGGCTGGGAATACATCTACTGGCACGCTCGTCAAGAGGCCAGCATCAATGGTGCTGAGTCTGCTGCCGATGCCAAAGAGCGCAGATACTAAACCAACCGCCCCTTCGGGGGCTTCATACGGCTACTGCCGGTTAGGAAAAAATCATGAAATTCGAAGTCTTTAGTGCAGAGGGCAGCTTTGTTGGTCTGTTCGGCGGCGCGAATGCAAACGAGGCTTTCGATGCATTCGCTGCAGAGCACGGATATAAAGCCGGAGAACAATCAATCGGCACACGGTCGGATTGGAATTTCTGTGAGCTTGAGGCGGATGTGTGGACTGTCGATGACGATACTTACATCACGCTCGACAACATCGAATTTACCTGCGGCCCGACGAGGAATTGGGAGTTTGTCGGCGACAACACATGGTCGATGGTCGAGCACTACGCCGACTGCAAAAACCTCGATCCTGACAACTTCTGGGCTCATTACGAGCCGCGTCTTGACGCGATCATGGGATGGGATAAGTGAGGGCGATCATTCTCATCCTGCTAATCGCTCTGGGTGGCTGCGGCGACCCGGAGCAACCTCCAACCAAACTTGACATCGTAAAAAAGGAAGCGAAATGAATGAGCCAACGGTAAACATTGAAGTGAATCAGAGTGAGTTTGATCTGCTGTGCTGGTCGATGCATCTGTTGATCGAGTCTCTCGGAGAAGAGGCTGCAGAGACAAGCGTCGAGGAAGATCAGAACGTCCTGATCAGGCTTGCGAATCAAGTCGCAGACTTGAGAGAGAAGATCATGACTTCGCAGGAACTGAACGAGTTCGGTGACATCGAAGACCTTAAGCGAGCCAATTGATAAAAAGTGGAACGAAAAGTTGTTGACGTAAGTTCTAACAGCAGGTTAAGATTCTTTCACTGCACTTCCGCAGGTTAAGGAGAACAAGATGTTTGCAATCTACGAAAAGCGCCCCGTGTACTGCAATCGCGATGGCATCGCCGGCTACACGATTCAGCAAGTGTCCGAGTACGTTTACGAAACCGAGGGTCTGGCTCATCGCAAGGTGCCGTCGTCTTATGACGAAGACGGTCAGTGCATGGAAGTTGACTTCTATGTTGCACGCACCAGCAATCCGCACAAGCGGGTTTGCCGCGCAGTTCCCGCCGATTGGTCGGACGACATCCCCTTCTAAATCAACCGCCCCTTCGGGGGCTCACCGCCCTTCGCGGGTTAACAGGAGAGCAAAATGAGTAGCGAAGCAGATCGCAAGATCGCAGAGTTGGAGGCACAGAACAAAGCGTTGATGGAGGCGCTGGCGCTGGTGCTGCAGACGTATGTGCCGAACATGGATTCGGTCATGGCAAAAGTCGAGCAGATTCGTGCAGCTATCAAAGCAGGGGAGGCAAATTGAGCGACCAACTGAAAATCGGGCTGACACCCGAAGAGGTAAAAATCACCCACGAAATACTGTGGGAGGCTCTGATGGATGTAGAAATACCAGAGGAGGATCGTATAGTCATCGCAAGGGTGTCTACCACGCTTAGAGCGGCGCTTATAGCAGAGGCTAAACTAAAGGCATAACTCAGAGCCCCTTCGGGGGCTTTTTTATTGGCCATTGTGGAGCTACACTATCCAGAACCAGTTGACAAGTGTCTGCGTCGTCAATGAATTAAACAATGGATAGAAAATGAGTGACAAAAAACCTCCACTAAGTAAGGGTCGTCCTGCTGGCAGTCCGAATAAAGCAACGGCAGCGGCGCGTGAAGCCATCGGATTATTTGTTGATGGAAATGCTCATCGTCTCGGCGAGTGGCTTGATGCTGTAGCTCACGGCGTGAAAGCCGAGGATCCGAATACGGGCGAGGAAAAGTTCGTCGTTGCGCCTAACCCGGCCAAAGCTTTCGACATGTTCCAGTCAGTAGTCGAGTATCACATCCCCAAACTGGCGAGGACTGAGCTTGCTGGGGACAAGGACAATCCGCTGACGGTGAAGACGGACCTGCAGGGATTCGAGACGATCATTGACGCATTGCGGATGAGGCGGCAAGAGAAGTGAGTCTTCTCGCTGAGGTGCTCGACGATAAAGAGGCGCTGCTGGAGCAGTACCAGAAGCTTCACCCTGTGGCCGCTTCTATGGTGTCGTGGCAGCTTCGCTGGCTTGAGAAGGCCCATGCACACCAGATCGTTCCGCCGGGCGACTGGTGGTCGATCTGGCTGATGCTGGCGGGTCGTGGAGCGGGGAAGACCAGAGCGGCTGCTGAGACGCTGGCGTGGTGGGCGATGAGCGAGCCGGGAACGCGGTGGCTTGTTGCTGCGCCGACATCCGGCGACGTAAGGGGAACGTGCTTCGAAGGCGACTCCGGGCTTTTGAGCGTGATCCCGCCGAGCCTGATCGCCGACTACAACAAGTCGCTCCACGAGTTGACGCTGGTCAATGGGAGCTTCATCAAGGGCATCCCAGCATCGGAGCCTGAGCGTTTTCGGGGGCCGCAGTTCCACGGGGCGTGGCTCGATGAGTTGGCAGCGTGGGAGTACCTGCAGGATAGCTGGGACATGATTATGTTCGGCGTGCGACTGGGTAAGCGCACGCGGGTCATCTGCTCGACGACTCCCAAGCCGAAGCCCTTGATCATGCAATTACTCGGACGCGAGGGTGACGATGTCGTGGTGACCAAAGCCTCGACCTACGTCAACGTCGGGAACCTTGCTCCGAGCTTCCAGAAGGCCATCCTGCAGTACGAGGGCACGAAGCTTGGAAGACAGGAGATCCATGCGGAGATCATCGACCCGGAGGAAGGCGGAATCGTCAAGCGTGACTGGTTCCGACTGTGGCCAGCACGCAAAGCCTTCCCGAAGCTGGAGTTCATCCTGCAGTCCTACGACTGTGCCACGAGCGACAAGACGCAGAACGATCCGACCGGCTCGATGACCTTCGGCGTGTTCAAGCCCACAGACGGGGGCATGAGCATCATGCTGCTGGACTGCTGGCAGGAGCACCTGCGCTACCCAGATCTCCGACCGAAGGTGATCGAGGAGTACGAGGTGGTTTACGGCGAGGGCCGGGACAGGAAGCTGGTGGACCTGATCCTCGTGGAGGACAAGTCAGCGGGCATCAGCCTGATCCAAGACCTGCAGCAAGCCCATCTTCCCGTTCACGCCTATAACCCCGGACGGGCGGACAAGATCCAGCGCCTGAGCATCGTGGCTAACATCATCAAGGCCGGAAGGGTTTGGATCCCCGAGTCGGACTCCAACCCCGGCTTCGTCAAGGACTGGGCTGAGGGTGCTATCAGCCAGATCTGTTCATTCCCCGAGGGCACTGCACACGATGAGTTTGTAGACTGTATATCACAAGCTCTGAGATACTTACGGGATGGCGGGTGGATAAGTATTGACGCACAGCCACGGGATGAAATAGAGCCCGAAGACATCGACGATGCCGAACTTTATAACCGAACCCGAAGCCGTGAGAACCCCTACTCAGCGTAGGGAATATGATTCGGAATCGTAGTTTTTTTACAACACCCATCAATCCGGGTACTGAGCATGAGTGACAGAGATGACTACGACCGAACGATGCACTCCGATGGAGTGGCCGTCCACATCCAGAGAAACCGGTTCGAAATCAGTGTGTTACCTACTGGCGAGATCTGGGAAGCCCAAGCAATTCGGCTCCTCAGGGACTGGATCAAGTGGCGCTCAGACGAGATGCGAGAAGACGCCTTGCACAAAGCTGGGAGTGTGTCAAGCGATCGATTGCCAATACTGCCCTTGGAATAGTTGAGATGAAGAAGTCCATCGATGAGATGAAGGCGGCGCTTGCGAATGCTCCGCAAAAGACCGTGAAGGCATACAAGCTGTTCAAGGTTCATCCGAAGCACCCCGGAAAGTTGTTTCCTCTCTATGTGGACTCGAACACGCCGGTCGAGATGAACAAGTGGGTAGATGCCAAGTCGGGTGAGATGGCCAGTGGCAAAGTTAAATCAAGTCTTGGTCCGTTGGCATACCGACCCGGCTGGCACGCTGGTGACTTACCGATGGCCACGCACATCGGAGAAAAGGAGCCGGGTGCAAAGAAGCCGACGCACAGGCCGGAGCATCATGCATGGGCCGAGGTTGAGATGCCGCATGATGTTGACTGGCAGTCGGAAGCTAATAAGCGCGGCATGAACGCCAAGGGCAAGTTGGTGCCCGTCAAGGCGCATATTACCGATCAGATCCCGGTGGGTGGCCACTACCGCTACAAGACGAACCCGAACATGACCGGCAACTGGCTCATCGGTGGGTCGATGAAGATCAACAAGGTACTGACGGACGA